GTTCGCGGAACTCGTGTCGGCTTGGGGTCTTTTGAAGGGTTGAGGTTTTTTTATGGCCAACGCAAAAAAGCCAGCCTCTCGGAGGCAAGGGCGAGAGACCAAAGACATCGGCTTGCTGCCGCAGATCGAGGTTGATCCACGCTCAGTGCCTACTCCACCGGCGCACCTAACCGAGCGCTGGGTCAAGTCGTGGGAAGTATTCTGGGCTTCACCCTTTGCTCAGGTCGTGCAGCCAGCGCAATACCCTGCGCTTGAGCGCCTCTTCTCAATGTATGAGGAGCGCGAGCGAATGGACACCTACCTTCGTGAGGAGCCGATGACCGTGGGGTCGCAAGGGCAGAAGATCCTCAATCCGATGTATCGTCAGCGCACAGCAGTTGATGCCGAGATCCGGCAGCTGGAGGATCGGTTCGGTCTGCACCCTAAGGCAGGGCTGCAACTGGGCATCGTCTATGGGGAAGCCGCTCGCAGCCTGGAGGAACTGAATGCAAGAATCACCAATGCCACCATCGCCGAAGCCAACACCGAAGCCGACCCACGCTATGTCGACTCAGGCGAAGCCGATGCCGAAGAGGCCGCTTTACTCGTCGCCGATCAGTAGTCCGCCACCACCGTCGTGGGGTGGCTTGGTGTGCCGGTGGATTGAGACCAACCTAGTCCACGGTGAGGGCGACAAGTTTGGCGAGCCGTTCCGTCTAGAACCGTGGCAGCGTGCCTATATCTGGCGGCTCTACGAGTACGACGCAGCCACACAGAAGCGCACCGTGAAGCGTGCCCTGCTGGGTACGCCGAAGGGCAACGGCAAGACAGAGCTGCTCGCGGCTATCGCCCTAGCAGAACTGGCTGGACCGAAGGCTCCGAAGTCACCCAACATCCCTATCGCTGCGGCTTCCTTTGAGCAGGCTGACCTGCTCTTCGGCACCGCTCGGATAATGCTCACGCAGGGTCCACTCGCCAAACTGTTTGAGGTCTACGACACCGAGATCCTGATCAAGGATCGCCCTGGGCGGATGTATCGCGTTGCTGCTGCGGCAGGCACCAACGACGGTGGGCGACCGACCTGCTTTATCGCGGACGAGCTGCACGAGTGGACAGGCAACAAGGAGCGAGTGCATCTCGTGCTCTCCAACTCACTTGCCAAGCGCGCCGAGGCGCTGGAGTTGAACATCTCGACCGCAGGCTCCGACGAGAACACGCTGCTCGGCAGGATGCTGACCTACGCGAAGCGCATCTCGTCTGGCGAGGTTACCGACCCTTCGTTCCTAGTCGAGTGGTGGGCTGCTGCTGATAGTCACGACCTAGAGACCGACGCTGGCCGCAGGGCTGCGCTAGAGCAGGCGAATCCGAGCGCACCGGCATTCGTAGACATCGACCGACTACTTGCACGCGCCAACGAAGTGCCGATGCACGAGTGGCAGCGCTACCACCTGAACCGCTTCGTGCAGCCGCCAGACCGCTGGATTGGCGCAGAGGCTTGGATGAAACTGGCAGACCGTGAGCGCACACTCATCCCAGGCGAGCGCCTGAGCATCGGCTTTGACGGCTCGTATGCGCGCGACGCAACGGTCATTACCGCCTGCACGATGGACGGTCACATCTTCCTGATCAAGGCGTGGGAGAAGGCAGAGACCAACCGTGACCCAGACTGGACTGTGCCGCGCGGCGAGGTAGACGCGGTTATCGATCAGGTGATGCAGACCTATGATGCGACCATCTTTGCCGACCCACCTGGCTGGGCTTCCGAGATCGAGGAGTGGACGCGCCGGTACGGCAAGCGCGTGGCGGTCTTCCCTACCGCGACCATTGAGCGGATGGGTCCAGCCGTTGACCGATTCTTCACCGCCGTGGCGACTGGCGAAGGGCTGCGCCACGATGGCTCGCCGCTCTTGGCTCGCCATATCAGCAATGTCCACACGCGCCTGACGCGCTATGGGCAGGTCTTGACCAAGGCATACAAGGCTTCGCCAGACCGCATTGACGCGGCCGTCTCTGCCGTGGTTGCCTATCAGGGTGTAAAGTTCCTACAGGTAGAACCTAAGCAAGCAGCGAAAGTGGAGTGGATCAATCTATGATTAGCAACATTCTCGAAGTTGTGGGTGGCGCACTTGTCATCGCAGGTGTCGCGCTACTCTCTCTCCCATTAGGACTCATCGCATTGGGCGCGGCTCTTGCCGCTATCGGCTATACGCTAGGAGACCGTAAGTGAGCATCCTTCGCCGCATCCTTGGTGAGCAGCGTGCCGTAGGTGGCACTTGGATCACCGATAATCAGCCCACCGTCTCGTCTGCCGGTGTCGCAATCAACAGCCAGACGGCACTCTCCATCGGAGCCTATTACGCAGCGGTCAAGCTCTACGCTGACACCGTCGCGTCGCTTCCGTGGGATACCTACATCCGCATTGACGGCACACGCCGACCATACCGACCATCACCAACTTGGCTGACCACGCCACAGCCAAACAATCCGAACTTCACTGGCTTTGATCTGAAGCATCGGATGGTCTCGTCGCTCCTCATTGACGGCAACTGCTTTGTGCTGTTTATCAAGAACCGCAACGGCGACATCGTTGAGATGCGCGTACTCGATCCGCACCGCGTGACGATCAAGGTCGTAGACGGCGCTCCTGTCTATGTGGTCGCAGGCGAGGATGGCGTGGGCGTTGAGTTGACCTCTGACGCGATCCTGCACATTCCGCTGTTTGCGACTGGCTCTAACTTCCGCGCACCGTCGCCAGTTGAGCAGCACCGCACGACGCTCGGCCTTGCCAGCGCCACGCAGCTCTACAGCGCGAAGTTCTACGAGCAGGGCGCAGCGCCTTCAGCGGTCATCAAGATCCCTGGCGAACTGACGCAGGATCAGGCGGACTCACTCCGCAACTCGTTCAGCCGCCGTCACGAAGGCATCGAGAAGATGCACAAGATCGCGGTGCTGACCGGTGGCGCAGACTTCCAGCAGATGTCAATGAAGATCAGCGATATGCAGTTGGTTGAGACCCTGCACTGGGGCGTTGAGTCCATCGCTCGCCTAATGGGCGTGCCGCTGCACCTGCTCCAGTACCCAGGTGGCAACACCTCCTACAACAGCGTTGAGATCGTTAGCATCGAGTGGCTGCGCCTTGGCCTTGGACCACTCGTCGCACGCCTAGAGGCTGGCTTGCAGCGTCTCGTGCCAGGTGCCGAGCAGACCTTCATCAAGTTCACGATGGACGGCCTCCTGCGACCGACCACTAAGGAGCGAATGGATGCCTACGCAATCCAGTTGCAGAACGGTATCCGCAGCCTCAACGAGGTGCGCCGACTTGAGGATCTTGCCGACATTGAAGGCGGCGACCAGCACTGGAAGCCGCTCAACATCGGCGTAGTTGGTCAGGAGCCACAGGCTTGAGCTACATCATCGTTGACCTTGACGGCACGCTGATCCTTGACAACGAGCAGCCCAATCAGCCGCTGATCGATCTGCTCAACGAGCAGGTGATGTCTGGCGACAAGCAGTTGATCGTGGTCTCGGCTCGCAGCATTGAGCGCCTTGAAGAGACGCGCGCGTGGCTTCAGGAATACAAGGTGGCTGGCGTTGAAGAGGTTCACCTCAACGACTTTGACGGCTCACCATTCGCCACCGGCTTGGCATTCAAGGAGTACAAGTACGGCCTCCTGAAGGAGCAGTACGGCGAGGAACTTGAGTACGCCATTGACAATGATGCCGATGTGCGCGCGATGGCTCGCCGCCTAGAGATCGAGGCGTACTCTCCTGACGAGTATCTCGCAGATGAGAGCCGCGCTGTCTATGAGGTTCCAGACTATGTTCGCAACGCAGCCGCTCGTGGCTTGTCGTTCGTTGAGGACGGTCTTGCAGGTGATGGCTTGCAGGCGCAGACCATCTCCGAGGCACGCGAACTCGCTGCTGGTCGCGTTGATAGCGACAAGCTCGTCCGAATGGCCGCGTGGATTCGCCGCCATCGTGGCGACTGGGAAGGCGTACCTCAGAACAGTGACGAAGACCAAGAGGACTTCCCTGGCCCAGGCGCTGTTGCTGGCTATCTCTGGGGTGTGGAAACCATTGATCCAGAGTCTGCTGATCGCGTACTCTCGTGGGCAGATCGACTCATCGCATCTGAAGATAGGGAGATCATTGATATGAAAGAGAAAGAAGTTCGCTCACTGCCGATTGGCGAGTATCGTCTTGCCGAGGCTGACGCTGATGGACAGCGAACCTTCACTGGCTACGCCGCGATCTGGAACAGCGCAAGCGCTGGTCTGCCATTCGAGGAGCGCATCGCGCCAAGCGCCTTCAAGCGCTCGCTGGCTCGCGCATCCGCTGGGCAGAAGATCATCTCCTTCCTCTTTGGTCACGACGAGACGCGCGCACTTGCAACGACCGCGAGCGGCCGCCTGCAACTGACCGAGGATGAGACTGGTCTGCGCGTTGAGGCGAAACTTGACCCAGCCGATCCAGACGCAGCCAAGGTCATCTCGATGCTGACGCACGAGAGCGCCGCTGCCGGAATGTCGTTCGGCTTCCAGAAGGTTCAGGACGCGTGGGATGGCAATCAGCGCACGATCAAGGAAGCCAACCTCTTTGAGGTGAGCATCCTTGCCGCCGGTGGTCAGACCCCTGCCTACCCTGCAACCCTTGGTCTCACGGCGATCCGCCAAGTCACTGCGCCAAAGATCGGCGTAGAGGCTGAGGCGCTGGTCGCCACACTTGAAGCAATCAAGGCTGGACGCGAACTGTCCGCCGAGGAAGTGGTTGTGATTGATGCTGTTCGCTCCAAGCTCGCGCCAAAGCAGGAGACGGTCGTTGACCCATCCGTCGCTATGGCAATGCTTGCTTTGGAAGCGGCAGAAGGTGAAGCACTCTAGGTCTCGTGCCTGCGCCCCACCGCCCTGAGTAGGCGAGTCCGCGTTAGAGCAACCCACCGAGGAGAGCACAAGTAGTTAGTCCGCCTATGCGCGGAGAAAGGAAGTGGACACTATGTCCGACTTCGCAAATCTCGCTGACAAGCGAGCAAACCTCCTTACGGAGGCTCGCGGCATTGCCGTAGAGGCCGCCGATAAGGGCATCGCCCTTGAGGGCGAAGACAAGGCGCGCTTCGAGAAGCTCGTCGCAGAGGCCGGCTCGCTGGCTGAGGCGATGAAGTCCGAGAAGAACGCTACCGAAGCACGCAAGGCTGCTGACGAGGCTCGCGCCGAGTTCGCCGCTGTGGTGGCTCCAAAGGCTCCTGCTGCTAAGAGCGACTCCGAGCGCCTCCGCGCGATCGGTCTTGCTGGCGGCACCGAGTCGTTCGAGTACCGCGATGTGACCAAGAGCAGCAACCTGGGCGATCCAGTTGCCGTGTTCCCACGCGTCAATGTCGTGGCTGGTCAGATCAACCCATTCATCAACCCAGATGTTGTTGATGTGATCCGTGTTGCCACCGGCAACGCGATCAAGTTCCCACGAGCCACGGCTCTCGGAACCGCAACGGCTCCTGGCGAAGGTGGCACGATCACCGAGAGCGACCCAACGATGGGCACGCTTCAGCTCCAGCCATCCGGCTACAAGATTCTCGTGCAGGTCTCGGAAGAGCTTGTCGAGGATGCAGCCTTTGACATCGCTGCGTTCATTGCGGACGCTGCTGGTCAGGAAGTTGCAATCGCTCACGGCGCAGCCGCTGGTACGGCCGTCGTAAGCGCTGCTGGTTCAGGCGTGACCGGCGCGACCTTTGTTCCGACCTATGCGGAACTGGTCTCGCTTCAGTACGCTGTGAAGCAGCAGTACCGCTCGGCCGCGAAGGCTGGTTGGTTGATGTCCGATGCGACCCTTGGAACCATCCTTGGGATCACTTCGTCCAGCCTTCCGCTCTTCCAGCCAGGTGGTCAGGGTGGCGTTGATCGCCTCCTTGGCAAGCCTGTCTACACCGCTTCAGGGATTGCTGACATTGCTGACAATGCCAAGCCAATCCTCTTCGGTGACCTTGGGCAGATCAAGACCGCGCTCGTCGGTGGCATCCGCGTGGATGTAAGCCGCGAGTACGCGTGGAACCTGGGCCTTGTTTCGTACAAGGTTGAGGTTCGCGGTGCAACTGGGCTTGCCCAGGCTGATGCCGTCAAGTACTACGCCTGCAACTGATCCGTCAGTAGCTAGGTTTAGTTAGTGGTGAAGGGGAGTCGCTTCGGCGGCTCCCCTGATCCGCAAGTAAGGAGAACTAATGCTCGTTCGACTTTGCAAGCGACGCGGTGAATATCCAAGCGGCTCAATCGTTGATCTGCCACAGGCAGAGGCGGAAAGCCTGATTGGGTTTGGCTTGGCTGAGGCTGTTGCAGATGTCGACGCAGAGGCACCAACGCGGCTCGTAGAGCGCGCGAAAGTATCAAAGAATATGAGGACAGCCACCGTCACACAAACGGAGCCCAGCGTGGCTCCTGAAGGGGAGTAATGGCAACCGTCATCGCCTCACAGAAGACCGTCGGAACTGAGCCAGTCTTGATTGCGACTGGGCTTGTCGGCGCGTCCTATGTCTACCTGCACTCCCCTACCGGCGGCAACACCGTCTACATCGGCAACAGCGATGTGGCCACCTCCAACGGCTTCGCTCTTCCGAAGGATGAGATGCACCAGATCTGGCTACCAGAGGCTGACAAGTTGTACGCAGTGGTAGGATCTGGCACAGAAACGCTCTATGTGATGCACACAGGAGGCCGATAAATGTCCTACGCAACGCTCTCTGAGTTCAAGGCTGCTGTCGGCATTACCGACACAACCGATGACACCGCGCTCCAGTCGGTGCTGGATGCAACCGACACGCTGATCGATCTCTACTGCGACCGCAAGACTGGCTTTGGCACAGCGTCCGAGACGCGCTACTACACAGCTGAGGACTGGGAGTATGTGCTGACCGATGATCTCGTCAGCGTCACGACGCTCCAGACAGACGATGACGCGAACGGCACCTACGAGACCACCTGGACGGCTGGTGCTGACTATGTGCTCGCCCCACGCAATGCTGCGCTGGATGGCTTCCCTTACACCGAGATCGATACGAGCGTCACTTGGCCGCGCAACTTCCCTAAGGATGTCTATCTCGGCGTGAAGGTGGTCGGCGTGTTCGGCTTCCCAGCCGTACCGGCTGCGGTCAAGCAGGCGGAGATCATTCAGGCTGGCGCTGTCTGGAACAGCCGCACCGCGCCATTCGGCGTGATCGGATCGGCTGACCTTGGCGGCATCCTGCGGATGAGCCGCGCTCTGCACCCAGAGGCTGCGCTGATCCTTGAGCCGTACCGCAAGCGCGGCGGCTTGGCACGATGACCGACCTGACCATCCTTGATGCCATTGCAGCTCGGCTGACGGCGCTCACGCCGCCGACTGGCTACGCGCTCCGCAAGGCATACGCCACGCCTCCTGAATCGCTGCCGGTCGTACCTGCTGCGATCCTCTTCCCAGGCGATGACTCAATCACCGTCGGCAACGGCAACCGCACCACGGTGCTGACGGTGGCGATCCGCATCTACCTCCTGCCCATCCCACGGATGGATGACAAGTACCGCGATCTCTACGCTTGGCGCGCGTGGCTCCGCACTGCATTCGATGGAGCGGTCACCATTAGTGGAAACGCCGTTCAGGTCGCAGTGTCTGGTACTACACTCGGCACAGATACATACGCCGATCAGGACTACCTGACCGTAGAAGCAACTGCGGAAG